CGGTTCGGGGCGCGTCGTACGTTTGGCAGGCAGGGCGGGCGGCGGCCGCTGGCTTGTATTAAAGACAAATAAAAAGGCCCGCACGGGGCGGGCCAATCGTTGGTTTGTGTCGGTTCGATCTAGTCGAAACGTGCGATTTTCGCTTGGTCCAAATTGAATTGGCGGTGTCGGATCGCAACAATCGCGCAATCGTAAATGAAACATTCGACGTCGTCGGTTTGCAATTTAACGATTGGATGCAAGGCGGGATCGTCGTCGTATCCAGAGCGATAAACGCCCGCGGGATCGATCACGCCGTTTTTGGACCACGCGTTGGTTTGAAACCCGCCCATGCCATAAACGCGATCCATCCCATCGGCAACGAATTGCAAAAGATAGGCGGGATCGGTGATGTATTCCCGCCCATCGGCGTTGGCCGCTTCCCAAAAGAACATCGGGATAACGCCCGCCAAATCGCGCCAATAATCCCGCATGGTTTCGACGTCGTCGTTTTTGGTTGGGTTCCATTGTGCGCCGCATAGGCCCAAAATGATTTCCTGCGGATCGATTGCGAAAATTGGGCTGCTCATTATTTCACCTCCAACGTTGCTGTGATTGTACCATCGCGCACCCAATCGCGGATAATATCGCGCACGGTGTCGGCTATTTCGTCGTCGTTGGTTTGGTATTCCTCAATATTGCTTTCTGTGATGACGTCGGAAATATCCAACGCGTCGCGAATTTCGTATTCATATTCATTCACCAATTCCATGAACGCGTCGGAATTGTCGCGCATGTAATCTTTAAACGCGCCTTTTAAATAGCGTTCCATTGACGGGACCAATAGCGCGTCGATCTGATCGCGCATTGCATCGCGTTCCCGTTCGTAGGTTTCAGCGTTATTTTGCGCCGCTTCCAATTGGGCAGATAAGTTTTCATTTCGCGCTTGCAATTCTGCATGTGTCAGCATTGGCCCGCGCAGTTCAAGATTAGAATTTTCCATTGTTTAACCTCATAAATAGAAAAGGGGCAGGATTACCCCGCCCCCAATAAATCGCATATTGTCTTATATGTAAAGCTTTAAAACTTTAAGCGGCAATCCGCGCCCAATCGCGGTTGGATATGTTGAGCAATTGCCCGCCGCGTTCCTGCCACATATCGACGTCGTCAATATCCGCCTTGTGGGCGCAAGCGGTAACAGCATTAACCAACGTCGCACGGGATAGCGGCCGCCCCTGCTCATATCCCGATTGGCCAATCGTTTGCATCAACCCGTTCAAAACGTCGTTGTTTTCTTTTTTCGACAATTTCAAAACGGTGCCCACGCTCTCGACAATGTCCACAACCTCATATTCGCCCTCAATCACGTCGTCGGCAGCGCGGCGCATTTGGTCCAATACAGCATCGAAACTTTCACGCGACGCATAGGCGGCCGTCAAATCCCGCAGTTTTAATTCCAGTGCGCGGTTGTCAGCGTCTTTGGCCTCATTCGACAAAAGGCCATAATCCGATTGGTCCCGTGCGCTAGTAATATGAGAGCTGCGCGTTTTGTTTTGGGTTTGCATACCGTTCAAACATGCCAACGTCCAATTGATCTGATAAACAGAAACCGAACCCGCGCCAACTTCAGAATTTTGGAAACCGATGCCATTGGCCATAATATCACCGACGGCCGCACCCGTTCCCGTTTGGGTTTCAGATTTAAGGCGCAAATAAAGGCGTTTATCGGAAACATCCGCGTTTACAACCTTCCATTGCGCTTCGCTTTCCATCAATTGGGGCAAGCTTGCTTGCAACAAATTGACGTTGTCGAAAGTTTTAAACTTATCAGAAACAAACGCCCGCGCCGTTCCGCTTGTTTCATCCCCGTCTAGATATGTCCGCACCATGCGGTTAACGGGTTCTTTCTGCCACCGCGCATTGATTAGGGCATCATATTCGGCGGGGTAATTCGCTTGCAAACGACGCGCCGTGCGGGTGTCGATTTCTGCCGCTTGCGCAATTTGGCCCTGCGTAAACTCGTTAATGTCCAAAATGCGGGTTGGTGCCCCGCCGCTCTGCTCAATAACAAGCTTGGCCTTCCCGTCGTCGTCGGTTGTCTTTACTAGGTTATTTGTGGACGTCAAAAAATCCGCGCTGCGGTTGTGACGTTCTTGCACGGTTTGTAGTAATTGTGAAAGTGTGCCTTTTTCGTTTTCGATACTATGCATAATTTTTACCTCATAAATGCAAAGGGGCAGGATTACCCCGCCCCGTTTATCTCATATTGTCGCATATGATGCAACAGTAATTTTTAAAAGTTTTATTCCGCGCCAATATCACCCGCAACATGGTGGCGCACAATTGACCGCGGCGGCAAACCAGAAACAAAACGTTTCAACTTTTCCCCGTCGGTTTCATCTTGCGACGCGTTGGCGGTTTCATCCCACCAAATCCGACAATTGCCCGCGTCCGCATAGCATCCGCCGCGAATAGTTGGATCGGCGGCCGCGCGTTTACTCGGACCGTGCGCAGTAAAGCCAACAATAAAATTGCGATTTAGGCGGGCGCATAACGGTTCGCCGTTCCCACATTGGGCGCAAGATATATCGCGATATTCGGCAGGGCAGCGCACGATTGTTTTACCGTGCGGCGCGGCAGTTTTACGGCCGTGCCAAAATTCTGCGGGCACAACGCAAACAGAGGGAACGCCGTTATAGATCGACGCCGTGGCCGCCAATATGTTTTCTGTCGAGAAATTAATAACGGTTTTCCCCTCTTTTAATTTTTTGCCCCAACCAAAAACATTGGGATCAAAATGCGAATATGTGAACGATACGCCTTTACTCGGCACCGCGTCCAATAGCGCGTCGAAATATTCCCAATCAATTGATTTGGTCCCCGTCCCGCTGCAATTCATTTTGCAATCAATCGGGCACGTCCCGTATTTATTCTTTGTGCCCGCCCGATATGTTACAGCGATGCCTTTGGTTTTTTTAGCGCGTGAAATTTCTACAGTCTTTAGCATTTTCTTACCTCATGAATATGCGATTTGTCCCATATAAATGCCAAATAAAAAACCCCGCGTCAATAGCGGGGTCAATTTTATTTATATTTCTGGTCTATGTAATGAAACGAGTCATCACGGCCCGCGTGTTGATAAAGCATTCCATCCCCTGCCCAATCTTTAATTAACCCAAGCCTAATCATCAATTGCGCGTGGGCTTCCAACTCTGCCCGTTCTTCGCTTCCTAATTTCCGATCACTACTAATTTTCATTTCCGACGCCTCCGCTTGTTTGTTCGCTTACTAAGTTCCTCGTAATCCGCGCCATAAAGCAATCGCCCGATAAGATTAAATATAAACATCGTCACCTCGTTTGTTAAACATGTAAGCGAGTCTATGGGATCATGTGGGACTTATCAAGCTAAAAACGGAATCCCAATCAAACTTTTTCTCGCACACAAAAACGGCCTCTGTTTTGAGGCCGTCCGTTTTTACATCTATCGCTTGCCGTGCATGATACAAAAACAACTTCGGAACCGAAGTCGCCTTGGACTGCTGCTTTATCAGTATCCAACTGCTACTGTGTTTATGCTTGGTTAACCAAGCCACTTGATACGGGCTAAGATTTACCGCGTTCGCTTTACAAAACTTTAGCTCGACAAAATGAAACGCGCCGCGCTCATCACAGATCATTAGATCAGGTATGCCACGCCCAACAGAATTTTCAATTCTGGTGAGAATCAAATTCCGCGTCTTCGATCTCTGTGCTGCTGCTTTCAATTGCTGATAAAGCCCCGCCTCGGTCTTCATCTTGATTTGGGGTAATATCGATTGCGTCGCCATAGGTTGTCTTCAACTCATTCAAAGCTTTCAAAACGTCTTCTTTGCTCATGCTGTCAATGCTGCCGTGTCTGATCTCAGATTTGGAAACATAGATATCGCCTTGTGCCATGCCTCGACGGTATTCAGCTTGAACTGCGGCAGAGTATGCGCCGTTCTCTATTGCCAGATCACGGATGCGCTGCAAATCTCTAACGTGCCGTTGATAGGTCACGCCAAACTTTGCGTCCAACTCATCCTTATACTCTTTAATCTTTTTGCAAACGTGTGGGCTAATATATGGGTTAGTCATCTGGGACGCTCGAACAGGAGCGGACTTCTCAGAGTATCCTGCCCGCAATGCTGCCTCGGTTGCCGTGATTGTCCCGTCGTTGGAAACCAACTCTTTAATAAAGATTTCCTGCATGCGGGTCAGAGGGCTGTTTTCGTTTACACGCTTACGGCCGCGCAACTCATCGGGGTTTTGTTTGTTGTACTTCTTAGCGGTTGGTTTCTTCTTTGGTCGAATAACCAAGCCCGCGTCCAAGATGTTCTTTTTCTTTGCCATGTCATGCCTCATAACTATTCAGCTATAATTACAAGAAATAACGCCATTAGTTATATAGAGCCAGAAAAAAAAAAAAAAAAAAAAAAAAAAAAAAACTTCAGAGACATTTAACGCAAATTTGAATCTTTGTCTAGTCACACACCACTTTTTGGCACGGTGTAACCTTTGGCGTAACCCCTCAAACACCTTATTTATATGGCTAAAACGGCCACGGTTACACGGTTACACGGGTTCCGCCATTATTTTTTAAAAAATATTTTTTTTATTTTTGAGCCTATATATATAAAGAGCGTAACTTCGTAACAAAGAAAAAGCCCCGTGAACCGTGGTCAACGGCCCGCGAGGCGTGGAGCTTAGTCCATGTGTTCTTTTACGAACTCAATCATATCGATCATGCGTCCTTCGACTTCGTCGAGGCCGACACAGATATGGCTATCTTGGAGCCAATGGTTTAGTTCGTGGGCTTTATCTTCGGCGTCTTCGGACATCGAAACCCAGTACCATTGAGCGTCCCGTTCGTACTCCACTTCGAAGCCATACTCTTTGATCCATTTATT